CCTGGCTGCTGCCTACCACGCCGTTGCAGACCCTGCCATCTACCCCATCAAGGGAGCCAACTTTGGGGTGCCCAAGTCATGGCAGGTTGACCCCATGTTGGTCCGGCAAGGTGGGCCCCTTTTGAAAGGTTTCCACCCCGTTGTCCCCGACAACGGGTATCACAATTTCATGGCCGCTTTTAGGAAACGGTGTAATTATCTTAGTCACGATCGGGCCACGCCTAGGATAATTTCCGGATCCCTTTCGTTCTTTAATATGTTGTGTCCTGATTTCCTTCCTGAGTTCACTTGGAACCAGGAGCTTTTTGATTCTTGGAATGCAAAATTTGGTCAGGAGAAGCAGGTTAGGATGGTTAACGCTCTCGACCAATTTTGCACTTCCCGCCTCAAGGACTACTCCCGTAAGGAAGTGTTCGTCAAAACTGAGGCTTTGTTGGTCGGGCATAAGCCCAATTGGGCCCCTCGTGTCATTTTCAAGGGCACTGACCTGTACAATGCGGTTTCTGGGCCCATATTCAATGAATTGATGCGCCGATTCAACCAGTGCTGTGAGGGCACTCAAGGTGATTATCAATTCCGGCTGGCTTATAAGAAGACGCCCGTTGACTACGTTCCTTTCATTGACAAACAGGATGGTGAGTTTATTGAGAGTGATTTTTCTAAGAATGATATGTTGCAGTGTGCAGATGTTCAAGCGCTCGAAGTCATGTTCATGCGTCGTCTTGGTTGTCCTGAGTGGTTTTTGCGGTTACACGCAAAAACTGACTCTTTCGAAGTCACAAACAAGAAGCATGCCGTGTCGGCGAAGCTTGATCATGAGCTGCCCACTGGAGCTACCGATACAACTTTCCGCAACTGTATGTGGAATGGTTGCATTCTTTACACTTTCCTTATAGTCATTCGTGCTAAAAGGAGCCGAGCCCTCCTGCTCGGCGATGATATGTTGGCCCGCATCGTTGGGCTCAAGCGTTACGCTTGCAAGACGTATGAAAGCTTGGCGGCCGAAGCTAAGATGGAAGCAAAGGTGTTCCGAAGGACTCATTTGGTTCACTGCTCCTTTCTTAGCAAGAATTTTATTCCTTCCTATTCTGGGTTCCACTTCACTGTGCCCTTGATGGGAAAGAATCTCGCCAAGTTTAACATGCGTGCTAATCTCAACCAGCAACTGAGCGACCATGCCTATTTCGCAGGCAAGGCGGTCGGTTATGCATACGAGTTTCGTTTCGTTCCCTTTTTGCGTGACATCTTTCTAGACCGATTCAACCACGAGTGGTCTTTCGTGGACAAGGAAAGACGTACCGCATTCAGGGATGCCGATGCTTATGTTAGTTGGAACGCTCGTGAAGCTGGCATCACCTTACGCGGGATTCGCGACAAGTTGGTCGAACCCCGCGTTTGTTCTTATGATGAGTTTCACGGTTTCTGCTACCACAGGTACGGTTTAACTGGCTATGACGTTATAGACCTGTTCGAAGAAGTTGTTCTTGATGTCACCAAGACTAGTCTTGATGACTACCGCGCGCTTCTACTGGCCGCTGATTTTATTTGAGCTTTGAGTGTTTGATCACCACTCCATGCCCAACCGGTTCAGCGACCGTAATGGCCAAAGCGTTGTTG